GCTTTTGGTAACAAAGTTGGCGGATATGACAATATCCCATTAGTTGACTTGGGCTATTTCTACAATGCCACTACCAAGAAAACGGATCCTATCGTTGAAATCGTTGAGCGCACGATTGGCGAAGATACAGTTGGCGGCTTGACTGACCTATACGCCGTATCATTAGGTTTAGATGGGTTCCACGGCGTTACACCACTTGGAAGTGCTGGTATTACAGCCTATATGCCTAATTTCACAACGCCTGGTGCAGTTAAAAAAGGCGAAGTAGAAATGGTTGCTGGTGTAGCACTGAAGCAAACACGAAAAGCTGGCGTGTTGCGTAACTTGAAGGTTAGATAGGAGGATAAATCATGCAAATCAAAGCGCCTAATAAATCCTATACTGGTGAATCTTTTGGTGTCATGTTTCAACATGGCATCGGCAAAACTGATGATCCGTGGTTGATTTCTAGATTCAAAGAAAAAGGCTTCATCGTTGAAGAAGAGCCTGAGGAAGTCAATACAGCTGATCTAGAAAAGCAAATTGCCAAACTGGAAGCTGAAAACAAAGCATTGAAAAAGCAGGTCAAAGAATCAAAAAAAGATACAACTGATGCTGCTGCAAAAAAAGAGGATGGCAAATAAGCTGTCCTCTTTCCTTTAGAGAGGAGACAGACTTATGATCATTTCCTTGGAAGATGCAAAGAAGATTTATCCTGATGCGACGCAAGAGGATCTAGACGGTATCGAAAAATCAATTCGGATGCTGACTAATAATCCTTTTCAAAATCGGAAGGTTCGTTATAAACAAATACGATTTGAAAACGAAACAACTATTGCTGTCTTGGGTGATATCCAAGGCCTTAGGGCAGAAGATACTATTCAAGTTTCAGGTAGTAAGTGGAACGATGGTCTGTATGTTGTGAGCAATATCGATGGGCAACTTATTAATCTAGAAGGAAACCCTAGGTTGTTCACTGTGACAGATCCAGATGCGTTTTTAACTAAAATTGAGTATCCGGCAGATATATTGTCAGGGGTTAGAAAACTTTTGACCTATGATGCTAAAATGCGCGATAAAGTTGGATTGAAATCCAAGACTGTTTCTCGAATGTCTGAGACTTACTATGATCAGAACAGCGGCGAGTCGGTCAATGGCTATCCAGCTGCTTTAATGTCTTTCATTAACAAATACAAGCTATTGAAATGGTAGGTGATTCGATGTTTCCCTTTGAAATCAGACGTGAACAGGAAACTGGTGAAAAAGATGAATTGAATCAGCCTATCGTTAAATGGCAAACGGTATACAAGCCTTTAGGTTGGTTGGATATGATCACGGGTTCTGATGAACAGACATATCAGAATAGCCTTCTGGCAACGTCTAGCCATATATTTTTAACAGAAGATACAAGCTTTGAAATCTTATCTACCGATCGCATTCTTAACCCAAGGTCAGGCATTGTATACGAAATAACCTATGTCGATGATGTGATGGAATTATCTGATCACCTTGAGATTTATTGCAAGAGGTGGGCTTGATGAAATTTCTTGATCACTCCGATGAAGCCAAAGAAGTTTTGAAACAAGCAACAATCCAATGGCTGTTTCAAGCATGCATGCTAGTTGAAGGTCAAGCCTTAGCATTAGCGGCTGTTCATACATCTAGACTAAGGAATTCCATTGATTATGTTGTTGATGAGGCGGAATTGATCGGATATGTAGGAACAAACGTTGAGTATGCCATTTATGTGGAAATGGGAACTGGTGAATTTGCTGAAAATGGAATGGGACGTAAAGGTGGTTGGGTGTATCAAGATCCAAGTGGGGAATGGTTCTTCACTTGGGGGCAAGAACCCCAACCCTATTTACGTCCAGCTTTTCGTAAAAACAAATCACAAATAGAAGCGTTAGCAAAAGAAATATTCGGAGGAATTTAGCTGATGAGCCAACGTATTGATGTAATTAACTATTTAACGGGGCTTTTCAGTGTGATTGTCCCCGAAACACATTACCTAAAGAACAAAAATAAAACTGTTGTATATCCTTATCAAACCTTTTCTCTGACTGGTGAACCCACTCATTTTGCAGGGCAAGGATTTTACATTGATATTGATCTATTTGATAACAACAAGAGTGACGTAGCAATCGAAAAAGCATTGTCAGCGATGATGGAATCATTTAACAATGAGCCTTTCTATCAAGTGACAGATAAGTTTTTGGTTCAGATACAGTATGATGCAGACAATGATGTGCCAACTGGATCAGACACTTTGCAACGTCGGAATATAAGGCTTTATGCCAAATTTGATTGGAGGATTTAGAATGGCAATTACTAGCGAGACTTTACCTAAAAGCGGCTATACTGCTGATACACCCAAGCGCTACCTGTTAAATGCAGGTGCGTTAGTTCGGAACTTAACCTGGGATGCTACGGCTAAAAAGTGGACCTATAATCTCCTTGGTGCAACAAGCGGCGGATCTAAGTTGTCACTTAAAAATAATCTACGCCAAGTGGAAGTTGATGGTGTATTCACCACACCTGTAGGCGGCGACATGATCGAATCAAGCGAAGGGACCTTTGAAGTGAATGTCATTGAGCACACGCGTGATAACGTCAAGATGGCTCTTTTTGCTGATGTGGAAGAATCGGATGACACGGAATATCCAGCCGGATACGATGTGATCACTCCTAAGCAGAAAATTGAAGAATCAGATTACATTGAAAATCTTGGTTATATCGGCACGATTAGCGGATCGGATAAGCCAGTTATTATCATCATGGATTTTGCTATCTGCACTTCTGGATTGGAATTTGAAGTGAAAGACAAAGCAGAAGCGATTTATCCGCTGACATTTGCTGCTCGTACACCAATGGACGATGTGACTACTACTTCTTTACCAGTCAAGATCCTAATGCCCAAAGAGCCTGAATTAGAGCCGTAGAAAGGATGAGTACATTTGAAATATAAAGTAGTTTATCCATTTATTGAAAAAGGGGTTAAATATTGGTCAGGTGATATTTACACCAATAAAGACAAAAAACGAATCAAAGAACTATCTACTGAGAATAACAAATTGAAAAAAGTGTTAATTAAACCAATCGATGCCGATGGATCAAAGAAAGAGACAGTTGAAACAACAAAAAAAGTAGATGGTGCGCCAGAGGAGGAAAAAGCTAAATGAGTGAAGCAAATGATCAATTAAGCGTTGAACAGATTGAAGCCGCGAAAAAAGCTGCTGAGGTCAAAGCGGCTGAGAAGAACAATAAAATCAAAGAACGGCTGTTGGGGTATTCCATGCGGGAACTCCAAGCTGATGATTTATTTAAAGTGATCGAAATTGTACAAATTTTGAATGTCACTGAATTAGTCACTGACTTTTTAAAACAAAAAGATGCCGCTAAAATTCAAACTCAAAAAGCACAAGGTTTGGCACTGGTGGCCAGCAAAAAATCTGAGAGCGAACAAGAGTCGTTTACA